AGTACGTACCCGAGGAGCCGACCGAGCCCGTACCTGACGAGCCGGAGAGCAACCCGGCACAGGACGATCCGCTCACCGAACTCGGCCTCGGCTGGGCTGCCGACCAGTTCAAGGCCGAGCTGCTGGCGGGTGACATGCCGTCCATCCGGGCCATCAAGGAGCGACTGCACGTCGGCCAGAACCGGGCCAAGGAGATTCAGGACGGCTTCAAGAAGGCCCAGGTCGCCTGGGCGCTCGCCGGATCGGGGGCGAAGCCGTGAGTGACGCCCTGGAGAAGGCCGAGGCCGCCGCCCGCGAAGCCGCGGTGGACACGGCCGCCGTACAGATCGCGCTCGCCGCCGTCGAGCTGGCCAAGGCCGCGGCCGCCCAGCAGCAGTCCACCCCGCAGGCGTGCGAGCACCACAAGCAGCGCCGGAGTGCGGGCGAGTGGATCGGCATCGCCTGCGCGGTGTGCGTCGGAGGCGTCGGCATCGCGTTCGCGTCCGTCGCGCTGGCCATCCTCGGCGGCGTCGCCGCGATCGTCGTGCTCGTCCTGCGGGACATGTGGCGCGACTACCAGAAGGGCCGCTGACCATGCCCGAGCGCATCCTGACCTGCCCGGTCTGTCGCCACCCGGCCACCATCGTCGAGGACGTGACCGGACACCTGGACTGGGGATTCGCGGTCATCGACGAGGACGGCGTCATCCGCCCCGCCGACCCGAACCACACCCCGCCCGTCCTCATGGCCAACAACGCCGAGGCCACCGGGAAACTCCGGGCCAGCTGCGACAACGACGACTGCCGCCACCAGTGGCGCCCCCGCAGGCCGTTCGACCCGGTCGCCAAGGGCTGACCTGCCCTTCCGTCCCCCACGGCCCGCCCGTGGGGGTGCGGTGGGGCCGGACAGCCCGGCCCACCACCCGAAAGGGGCCCCTGATGGGCAAGTACTACTACATCGCCAAGGACCAGAACCGTAACCAGGTCGGCAAGGGCACCGTCGAGGCCAAGGACGAGGCTCACGCGATGGAGGCCGTCTACCACGACGCCCGCAGCAAGGACCTCCCGACCTACGACTTCACCATCGGCGAAGAGAAGAGCGCCTGACGTGGCCGATGACCTGAAGCTGACGCTCGGCGAGAAGGCCGCCATCGTCCGCCTGGAGGTGAAGGGTGTGCGCCGCGCGGCCGCCGGCATCACCCACCAGCCCGACATCGACCGCGGCATCGAACGCATCAGGGAGAAGGCCCGGAAGCGGGCCGCGAAGAAGTAGCTCCACCCCGGGGCGGCCGTCTGCTGCCAGGCGAAACCGGCCGCCCCGGGCCCCGGACCGCCCAACAGAACGACCGGAGAGACCAGCATGACGGACACCTTCGTACCCGCCAACGCCGAGGCCACAAGCACACCCGTGCCCCCCGTGCCCGAACCGGTGGAAGCGCCCGCCGCGCCCACACCTGTGGATAACCCGAAGCTCCCGGCCCCGGGCGTGGTCGACGAGAAGCGGCGTCCGATCCTGCCCGCGTGGCTGAAGGACCGCACAGAGTTCGCCGCGACCGCCCGCCACACCACCAGTCGGCTGGGCTACGCCGCCGCCTACCACGGTCTCCGTGCCCCCTTGTACGCCGTCCAGTTGGCCGCCATGTCCCCGCGCGGCGCCTGCCGCTTCGTCCGCGAGACGAACCGCTGGCTGTGGGACCGCGAGGCCGCGCCCCTGCGCGACCACGCCGTGCGCACCGAGGACGTCGACGAGTACCTCCACCTGGCCCGCCTGCGCGGCAACCGCGTCCGCCTCCGCGGCCTGGTCGTCGTCGTCGACGCCGTGTTCGGCCTCGGCTTCGCCATCTGGCTGTACGTCATGGCGCCCGCCTACCTGTGGGTGTTCGCCGCCGGCGCCGTACTCACCCTCGGCTACCTCGGCCAGCAGCCCGACGCCCCCGTCATCGGCCCCGCCGTCATGCGCACCGAGCTGCAGAAACTCACCGGCACCATCGTGCTGCGCGGCCTCGACTCCATCGGCAACCCGAAGATCTCCGCCGCCATCAAGAAGGGCGGTGACATGGACGGCATGCGCTTCACCAGCGAAATCGTCCGCGACGGGCCCGGCTACCGCGCCGACCTCGACCTGCCCTACGGCGTCACCCCCGACGACGTCATGGAGAAGCGCGAGCAGCTCGCCTCCGGCCTGCGCCGCAAGGTCGGTTGTGTCTGGCCGTCCGGCGACCCCGACGAGCACGAGGGCCGCCTGGTGCTGTGGGTCGGCGACCGGCCCATGAACGAGACGACGAAACCCGCGTGGCCGCTGCTGAAGGACGGCCAGGTCGACCTGTTCAAGCCCGTCGTGTTCGGCAACGACCAGCGCATGCGGTGGGTCGAGGTCACCCTCATGTTCGCCGCCATCGTCATCGGCTCCGTGCCCCGCATGGGCAAGACGTTCCTGCTGCGCCTGCTGCTGCTGATCTGCGCTCTCGACCCGCGCGCCGCCATCCTGGCGTTCGACCTGAAGGGCACCGGCGACCTCGGCGCCCTCGAACCGGTCGCGCACCGGTACCGGGCGGGCGAGGAGGACGACGACATCGACTACATCGTCCAGGCGCTGCGGGAGGTCAAGGAAGAGCTGCGCCGCCGCGCGAAGGTCATCAAGTCCCTGCCCCGCTCCCGCTGCCCCGAGTCGAAGGTGACCCCGGCCCTGGCCAGCGACAAGAGCCTCGGCCTGCACCCCATCGCGATCGGTATCGACGAGTGCCAGGTCGTGTTCGAGCACGAGAAGCACGGCGCCGAGATCGAGTCCATCTGCACGGACATCACCAAGCGCGGCCCCGCCCTCGGCATCATCGGCATGTTCGCCACTCAGCGGCCCGACTCCAAGTCGCTGCCCACCGGCATCAGCGCGAACGCGATCCTGCGGTTCTGCCTGAAGGTGATGAACCACCAGGCCAACGACATGGTCCTCGGCACCGGCATGTACAAGTCCGGGATCCGCGCGACCATGTTCAGCCGCCGCGACCTGGGCATCTGCTTCCAGGCCGGCGAGGGAGACGACCCCCGCATCGTCGCCTCAGCGTTCGTCGACGCCCCCGGGGCCGAGCTGGTCGTGGCCCGGGCCCGGAAGATGCGCGAGGAATACGGCAACATCACCGGCCACGCCATCGGCGAGGGCCCGTCCGCCACGGTCGGCATGGACGTCCTCGGCGACGTGCTCCAGGTCGTTGCCGCCAAGGAAGAACAGGTCTGGAATGAGCGCGTGGCCGCCCGCCTCGCCGAGCTCCGGCCGGACGTCTACGTCGGGTGGACGGCCGCCAACGTCACGGCCGCACTCAAGCCCTGGGGCGTCGTCATCCGTGACGTGTGGGGCGAGACCGACGAAGGAGAGAAGGCCACCCGCCGAGGCTTCCGCAGGGCCGACGTCGTCACCGCAGTCACCCGCCGTGAAGCCGACAGGCTCGCCGCCTGACCCACGAACGACCACTAGGCCTAGCAGACCGACCTGCTAGGCCTAGCAGCCCCGCTAGCACCAGAACCGGCCCCTGAGCAGGCACCTAGCGTCTAGCAGTGGCCACCCGGGAATCGAGAAACACCCACGATCCGAAGGAGACAGACCCCGTGCTGATTGCGATGGCCGCACTCGTCGCCGCGCTGGGCGGCTACGCCGTGTTGTGCGCCGTGAAGCCGTTCGCTCCGTGCCGCAGGTGCCGCGGCATGGGCGAGATCGAGCGGTTCCGTAAGACGCGCACGTGCCCCCGGTGCCGCGGGAAGAAGCTGCGGCTGCGCGTCGGCCGGCGCGCTCACAACGCATGGCTCCGCACCCACGAGGCCGGCACCCGCTGACGCAATATGGGGCCATGGAGTCGCAGATCATCCGGCCCGGGCACCTCACCGCCCACCAGACCGCCCGCCTCCTCGGCGTCGAACTCGACACCGTCCGCCAGCTGGTCCGGCGCGGCAAGCTGAAGCGCTCCGGCGGCACCCCCCGACAGCCCTGGTACCCCGCCGCAGACGTCGCCGCCCTCGCCGCGAAGCGCGCAGCGACCAAGGCGGCTTGACCGCAGGTCAGAGCCGTGTCACGATCCGGGTGTACAACTGTGCCCTCAACCGGCACCCCAGACACATGACGAAGCCCCGGCTCGGTCCCCCCGGCCGGGGCTTCGTCATGTTCGCCTACAGGCTGTCGAGGATCTTCGTGCGACGATCCTGGTACTCGCCGTTCGTGATCGCTCCGGCCGCCCGCAGCTGGTCCAGCGTCGCAAGGCGCGAAGCGATGTCACCGGCAGGGGAGGCGACTGGCGCGGCCTCGGCCGGCGCAGCAGGAACGCCACCACCCGAGATCTTCATCCGCAGGTGATCAGCCAAAGCCTTCCCCTGATCCTTCGGCACCTGCTTGATCTCGGCCTTGTTGCCCGACGCGAACACCGTCAGCGTCCCCATGAGCACGCCACCTGACCACTGCACCGAGCTGATCCGGCTGTACGGGAAGTCCTCCACCTTCTGGGACATCACCCCATGGAAGTAGAAGACCAGCCGCTGATTCGTCATCGCCAACAGGCCGTTGCCCTTGCCGTAGACCCCCGTGGCGAGGATCTCCACCGTCTCGCCCTCCCACAGCACCTCGGGAAGCCTCTGGATCTCGCGCTTCGCACCGAAGGCACTGGACAGCTTCTCGGCCGCTGCATCGATGTCCGGCCTCACGTTGAACGCCACCATGGCGGTCCCCCCTTCAGGATGGTGTCCGGATCGTACCGACGGGCACGGTGTGACACATACGTCTCGGCAGGCATCCAGCCGCCCAAGTGCCCACGGTCCTTAGGGGGTGAGCCGTGGCCAGCCGCAGCGAACTCACCAGCTACGAGTACCGACAGATGCGCGCCCGCATCCTCGCCGCCTCCGACGTGTGCATCGTCTGCGGCCACGGAGCCGCCGACGCTGTCGACCACATCCACCCCGTCAGCAAGGGCGGGGCCAAGCTCGACCCCGACAACCTGGCCCCCATCCACGGCGTCGACGGCTGCCCCGTCTGCCTCCGCCGCTGCAACTCGGAGAAGGGCGACCGCCCGCTCGCCGACGTCGTCCAGCTGGTGACGTCGGTCGACTGGTTCGCCGGACCGTAGCGCTACCGCCGAGGACCCCATGCTGTCGGTCCTGCTGCGACGCCTGCGCGTGCACCACCGCTCCGACTGGGCGCGGCGTCGTCGGCTGGCGTGCCGATGCGGCCGCGCGCACCCTGGCCCTCGGTAACGCCCTGCTCAAGGCAGAGGGCATGCCGCATCGTCGCAGGTCAGAGGCTTGGCCAGCCCGCACGGGCCGCCCGGTCTTTAGGAATCGGACATATCGCAACCCCGCGCCCAGCTTTTATTTTTCTCCCCCCGGGCCGATGACCCCGGATGATCATGGAAGGGGGCGCGATGGCGCCTCGACGCATGCTCCGCCACTGGCTGGTCGTCGGCGGCTCGCCCAAGCGCATCGCCATCGGCGGTGACCCCGTCCATGTCGAGGCGTCGCGCCTGGGGGTTGGCCCCGACGCTCAGCACACCGTCGAGTTCTGGGCTGAGGGCTCCCTCGAGGAAGACGGCACCGAGCGCACGTTCCAGGTCTTCGGCACCGGACACGAGCTTCCAGGCGGCGCCCGCTGGTGGGGCACGACGGCCCGTACAGCCGAGGGTCTCGTCTGGCACCTGTACGAACTCCCCGACTCCAGCGACTGACGAGGGGGATCGATATGGGCCCCGTCGAGGAAGCCGTGCGTAGCGACGTCGAGCAGCTCGGCGACCTCGTCGGCGTGGAGCCGTCCCTGTCGGAGCTGGCGTACACGCTGGCCGGCCGGATCGACTCCGCGGCCACCGGCCAGTGTGAGACGTGCGGGGAGCCGGTCGCCCAGGACGACAAGCTGCTGCCCCAGTTGACTCGCGAGCTCCGGCAGACGCTCGCCCAGCTGTTGGAGGGGCGGGGCGCTGACGATGACGACGACCTCGGAGACCTGGGCGCCCCCGACTGAGTTCGCCGAGGATCTGTACGAGCGGTACGGGCTGACGTGCCCGCCGCGCTGGGGAACGCCGCGGCATCCGGACCGGCCGTCGCTCGGGCCGAAGCTGTGGAAGGTCATGGCCAAGCTCGGCGCCCCGCCGATGCCGTGGCAGAAGTACGTGTCTGACGTTGCCCTGGAGATCGACCCGGAGACGGGCCTGTTCGCGCACCGCGAGGTGGGCCTGTCGGTGTCCCGGCAGCAGGGCAAGACGGAGCTGTGCCTGGGCGCGCAGGTGCACCGGTCGCTTGCCTGGCCACGGCAGAACATCGTGTACGCCGCCCAGACGCGGGGCATGGCCCGGCAGCGCTGGGAGGACGAGTTCTGGGAGAAGATCTCAGGCTCCGATCTGGCGAAGCGCGCCCGGATCCGGAAGAGCAACGGCAACGAGGCGATCCTGTGGCCGTCGACCCGCTCGCGCATGGGCATCACAGCGAACACGGAGAAGGCTGGCCACGGACCGCCGCTCGACCTCGGGTTCATCGACGAGGCGTTCGCGCACGAGGATGACCGGCTGGAGCAGGCGTTCAGCCCGGCGATGCTGACCCGGGCGATGGCTCAGCTGTGGTGGGCGTCGGCCGGTGGCACGACGAAGTCGGTGTGGCTGAACAAGAAGCGGGAGATGGGGCGCGCGCTGATCGAGGCACTGTTCGCCGCGCTTGCTGAGAACGCCGCAGCGCAGCGTCCCCGGGCCGCCTACTTCGAGTGGTTCGCTCCGGAGGACATGGACCGGTCGGACCCGGCGACTTGGCGGGCGACGCTGCCCGCTCTGGGGCACACGGTAACCGAGGCGATCATCGCGGCCGAGCTGGAGAAGATGGACCCGGCCGAGTTCGATCGGGCCTACCTGAACCGAACGCGGAAGCCCACGCCGCCGTCGGACCCGAACGTGCCGAAGGCCGCATGGCCCGGCTTGGTCGACACGGCCAGCCGGCCGGAGCCGTCCAGCGTCGCTCTCGCGCTCGACGTGTCGCAGGACCGGAAGCGGGCGGCGATCGCCGCGGCTTCGCTGCGGCCGGATGGCAAGGTGCACCTCGAGGTCGTCGCCCACCGGCCGGGCACGGACTGGGTCGTACCCGCGGTCGCCAAGCTGCACAGCCTGTGGAAGCCGGTGGCCGTCGCGGTCGCCTCGGCTGGCGCCCCGGCCGGTTCGCTGATCGACGACCTGATCGCGGCGGGCATCGACGTGCCGCAGGACAAGGAGCACCCCGTGCGCGGGGACCTGGCCGTGATGCGGTCCGGGGACATCACCGAGGCGTGCGGCCAGTTGGCCGACGCCATGAACCAGGGCACCGTCCAGCACCTCGACCAGGTGCCGCTCACCGCGGCTGTGAACGGAGCGCGCACCCGCCGCAACGGGGACGCGTGGACGCTCGACCGCACCAGCAGCCTGGTGGACATCAGCCCGCTGTGCGCCGTCACGTTCGCTCGCTGGGCGCTGCTCATCCGTGGTCCCCACGTCCTCGAGGACTACGACCCACTCGACTCGATCTACTGAAGGAGGGGGGCGTAGTGCGCGAGCGGATGACGACCGCGCTCGACGCCGGCGGCCTGCTGCTCGTGGCGGCAGGCGCCGGAGCGGGGGCGTACCTGCTGATGGGGTGGGCGGCGCTTGCCGTCTCCGGCGTCGTGCTCCTGGCCGGATCGTGGCTGGCCGACCGGAGGGGCGGTAAGACGTGAGCCTGTTTCGGCGGCGCGACCACGCGGGCCAGACCGCAGACCAAATGATCCCGCCCCGCCCCGGCACGTCCGGCAGCGCCGCGGCGGTGACGAACGAGACGGCGCTGCGGCACAGCGCGGTGTGGGCCTGCCTGCGCTTGCGCGCGAACCTCATCAGCACGATGCCGGTGGATCTGTACCGCAAAGTCGAGGGCATCCAGGTCGAGGTGCCCAAGCCGCCGGTCCTCATCACTCCGGGCGGCGACGAGATCGAGATGCCCGAGTGGTTGTACTCCAGCCAGTTCGACCTCGACCGGGCGGGCAACACGATCGGACTGATCACCGCGAAAGACGGGCTCGGCTTCCCTGCCCGGATCGAGCTGGCGCCGATCAGCGACTGCACGGTGCAGATGCGCAAGGGGAAGAAGAAGTACCGGATCGCGGGCACGGTCTACGAGCCGCACGAGGTGTGGCACGAGAAGCAGTACACCGTGGCTGGCCTGCCGGTTGGCCTGTCCCCCGTGGCGTATGCGGCCTGGTCGATCAGTGAGTTCCTGTCCATCCAGCAGTTCGCCCTCGACTGGTTCTCCGGTGGGGCGATCCCCAGTGCCCACTTGAAGAACACGGCGAAGGTTCTGAACCAGGATCAGGCCGACGGCGCGAAGCAACGGTTCAAGGCAGCCGTCATGAACCGGGATCTGTTCGTCACCGGCAACGACTGGGACTACGAGATGATCCAGGCCGAGCAGGCCGGCGCGGACTGGATCGCCGCGAAGAACTTCGGCATCGGCGACATCGCCCGCTTCTTCGACTGCCCGTCAGACCTGATCGACGCCGCCGTGTCCGGTAGCTCCGTGACCTACGCCAACATGACGCAGCGCAACCTTCAGTTCCTCGTCATGTCGCTGGGCCCGGCGGTGAAGCGCCGCGAGGACGCGCTCAGCCGCCTGACCTCCCGGCCGCGGTTCGTGAAGTTCAACACGAACGCCCTGCTGAGGATGGACCCGCAGACGCAGGCCGCCGTCCTCAAGACCCAGATCGACGGTCGGATGATCGCGCCGTCCGAGGCGCGTGCCCTGTACGACCGCATGCCGTACACCGAGGAGCAGCTGGCCGAGTTCGACCGGCTCTTCGGCAAGGGCACCCAGGCGCAGCCCACCACCGCGACCCCGCAAGGAGGCACTCCCTCATGACCGACATGGCGATCCTGCGGCAGCAGGCTGCCCAGGCCCGCGCCGGCTCGGCGGGCTCGACGGCGATGGCCGTACCCCGAGACCGGCCCGAGTCCCCGGAGATCCGCTTCACGTCGCAGCTCCGCGCGAAGAAGGTCCAGCGCGACGACATGGAGTGGTACCAGGTCGAGGGCTACGCATCGGCGTTCGAGCAGGGCTACGAGATGTGGGACATGTTCGGTCCCTACACCGAGATCGTCTCCAAGGGCGCCGCGGACAAGACCTTGGCCGCCGACCCCGAGGTCGTCTTCCGCTTCAACCACGCGGGCACCCCGATGGCCTCGACCAGGAACAGCCGCCTCGAACTGTGGGCGGATGAGCAGGGTCTGGGTCAGCGTGCCTGGTTGAACCCGAAGCGGTCGGACGTGCAGCTGCTCGTCCAGGCCATCGAGGACGCGGACGTGCGCGAGCAGTCGTTCATGTTCCGCATCACCTCGGGGCAGTGGTCCCCGGACTACACCGAGTACCGCATCGCCGAGTTCGACCTGGAACGCGGCGACGTCGGCCCCGTCACCTACGGCGCGAACCCGCACACGTCCGTGGCCGCCCGGTCCGGGGAGTTCCTGGACCTCATCCCCAACCTGCCCGCGCTGGTCGCCCGCGAGGCGTACTCCCGGCTCGCCCAGCGCTCCGACCTCACCGCCGCTCCCGTGCCCGCGCCGCAGATGCCGGCGCCGACACGAGCAGCCGCACCGGCTGCCCAGGGGCGGTCCATCTCCATGCTCCGCACGAAGCTCCTCGTCGAGGCCGACGAGGACTGAGCACCACCCACAGCGCGCTGTCCGGCAGACGCCCGGAAGCTCACCGCCTGTGCCGCCCGGCAGATGACCCGGGTGGGCCGTGGCCCCGCTGTTGCTGCACCCACCTCGATCCATCTGTACGGAGGGAACACACCCATGCCCGGAACCATCGACGACCTCATCGCTTCGATCGAGGTCGAGCACGAGGCTGCCCAGAAGCGGCTGAAGAAGTGCGGCGCCGAGGTCCAGCTCATCCTGGACAAGGCGCAGCAGGACGGCCGTTCCAACCTCACCGCCGAGGAGGACGAGCGAGTCGCCGAGCTGTTCGCCGCCCGCGACCAGGCCCGCACCGACATCGCCGGCATCGAGAACAAGCTGGCCAACGCCAACAAGATCAAGACTGAGGAGATGGAGCGGGAGGCCAAGCAGAAGGAATCCCGCGCCACGGCGACCGAGAGCCGGAAGCCGTCCTACGACCAGGTGGCCCGCGTCGGCCAGGAGGAGCGGACCTACCGCAAGGACCAGGACCCGTTCGGCAAGGGCTTCCTGATGGATGTCTCCCGGCAGTTCCTCTACCAGGATGTCGAGGCCTCCCACCGGCTCGCCCAGCACATGCGGGAAGAGCGCGTCGAGCGGGCCGAGTACCTCCAGCGAGCGGTCGGCACGAGCGCGTTCTCCGGGCTGACGGTCCCGCAGTACCTGACCGACATGTACGCCCCGGCCACGGCCAACCTGCGCCCGTTCGCGGACGCCTGCAACCGGCACCCGCTGCCGGAGTCCGGGATGTCGGTGAACATCTCCCGGGTCACCACGGCGTCGTCTGCCGCTCTGCAGGCAGCTGAGAACGACGCCGTGTCGGAGACGAACATGGACGACACCCTGCTGACCGTGCCGGTGCAGACGGCGGCCGGCCAGCAGACCGTGTCCCGGCAGGCGATCGACCGAGGCACGGGCATCGAGGACGTCACGATGCAGGACCTGTTTAACCGGGTCGCCACCGTGCTCGACTCCACCCTGCTCAACCAGGCGACGACCGGTCTGTCCGCCGTTGCGCAGGCCACCGCCTACACCGACGGCACGCCGACCGGCGCCGAGCTGTATCCGAAGATCCTGGGTGCGGCTGCGGGTGTCGAGGCGAACCTGCTGGCGATGGGCCGCCCGACCCACGCTGTGATGCACTCGCGCCGCTGGTACTGGCTGTCGAGCCAGATGGCTGCGGTCTGGCCGATGATCAACTGGTCGAACCTGCCGGTGCAGGCGAGCGGCACGGCCGACGCCGGCAGCTCCTACGCCTCCGGCCCGCGCGGTGTCCTGCCGTGCGGCCTGGAGGTCATCGTCGACAACAACATTCAGACGGGCCTGGGCGCTGGCACGAACGAGGATGAGCTGTTCGTCGTGCCGCAGGCTGAGTGCCACCTGTGGGAGGACGCGAACGCGCCCATGTTCATCCGGGCTGAGCAGGCCAAGGCCGCCAACCTCGGCGTCCTGCTGGTGGCCTACAGCTACTTCGCGTACACGTTCGGCCGGTACACGAACGGCATGCAGAAGGTCGGCGGCACCGGCCTGGTCACCCCGGCGTTCTGACCGTCCCACCGCGCGGCCCGGCCGGCTCCCCGGGCCGCGCGGTCCCTCACAGCCCAGATGGGAGGTCCAGGCGATGCCGACCATTCCGGCACTCGGCGGCGACCGGTACCCCAACAGCGCTCGCCTGTCGGATGCGCAGACCGGCGACGGCCTGTCGACGAACGTTGCCGACCGCGGCGCCGCGATTGAGCGGGCAGCGCTGCTCACCATCACCACCGCCGTCGGCGCTGAACCCGCGTGCACCTACGCAGTCGAAGGATCGGCGGACGGAACCAGATGGTTCCCGGTCCTGTACGCCGACCCCGCTACCCCCGAGACGGGCAGCGTGGCCACGTTCTTCGCTGTCGACGGCACGGTCCACAAGATCCTGCTGCCGGGGCAGCCGTGGCGGTTCCTGCGCCTCGTCTACTCGGCGAACAACAACGTCACCAATACCGCCGACCTCACGGTCTTCTGAGGAGGAACCAGCCCATGGCCAGCAACGAGAACATGATCGCGGCCCTGCTGCGCGAGCGCGCGGGCTACGAGGCGCAGGGCAAGACCGACCGGGTGCGCCAGGTCGACAAGCAGCTGGAGCACTACGGCTACAGCCCCGAGCAGGACGACAAGGATGGCCCCCAGGGGCGCACCACGCCGCCGCAGCAGACCGCCGACCAGGGCAAGGCGCCGGCCAAGAAGACGGCCGCGAAGAAGACCGCGGCCACACCTCCGGCTGAGTGATGCTCGGTGGCCCACGAGTACGGCACCCGAGCCGCGTTGAAGACACGGCTGGGCATCGAAGCGGACGACACCAGCCGGGATGCGCAGCTCGACTCGGCTCTGGCCGCCTCGTCGCGCGGTATCGACAAGGCGACCGGGCGCCGGTTCTGGCTGGACGACACGGCCACCCCTCGCGTGTACCGCCTCGCTGGCCGGGTCGTGTGCGAGCAGGACGGCGACCTGCTCTTGGTCGACGACATCGGCAACATCGACGACCTGGTCGTGGAAGTCGGCGGCGGCTCGTCCTGGACGGCGATCACTGGATATGAGACGCAGCCGGACAACGCGCTGGCCGATGGCCAGCCGATTACCGGCCTGCTGCGGTCAGGAGGTTGGGGAACGTACAACTCGCGCGTGCGGGTCACCACCCGGTGGGGCTACCCAGCCGAGCCGGACGACATCACCGAGGCGTCCCTGATCCAGGCCTCCCGGCTGTACAAGCGCAAGGACAGCCCCGAGGGCATCATCGGCTCCGCCGAGTGGGGCGTTCGCAACTTGTCCCGCCGCGACCCGGACGTGTGGGCGCTCATCGAGCCGTACATCCTGCCCGGGTTCGGATGAGGAGGCGGCCGTGCAGATCTCCCAGGTACGCGACGCGATCGCGGACGCGGCCCGCGTAGTCGTCCTGCCCGCCGGCATCGGCAAGCTGACGTGCACCGGCTACGTCCCGGACAGCGTGGTCACCCCGTGCTTCTTCGTGGGCGAGGTCGAGGTCAACTACGACAGGGCCATGGGCCGCAAGCTGGATGAGCTGCTGTTCACCTGCCGTGTCTTGGCCGGCCGGGCCGATGACCGGTCCGCGCAGCGCATCCTCGACGCGCTGCTGTCCGGGGCTGGGCCATCGTCGCTGAAGCAAGCCATCGAGGCGGCCCGAGGCGAGCCGGGTGAGATGGCACTGGGTGGCCTGGCCGACGACCTGCACCTGCAACGGGTGCAGGGCTACCGCTGGTACGAGCACCAAGGGTCCTCGTTCGTCGGCGCCGAGCTCGCCATCAAGGTCATCGGAGACGGGAGTACATGATGCGCATCCGCATCACCCAGCAGCAGCCCGACGGTGCCGCGCTCAACGGCCAGCCGTGGCCCGCCGAGGGCGACGAGGTCGACGTGCCGACCGCGCAGGGCGCGCACCTGGTCGCCTCCGGCGTCGCCGAGGAAGTCCCTGACGAGGCGCCCAAGCGCGGCCGCAAGACCAGGCCGAAGGGAGGCGACGGTGCCTAAGACCGTCCTGACCAACGTGCGGTGCTTCGCCGTCGGCGTCGACCTCACCAGCGCGTCCAACAAGATCGAACTGTCGTCCGAGGTCGAGGCCAAGGACTCCACGAACTACGCCTCCGAGGGCTACAAGGAGGTCATGGGCGGCCTGGCCTCGGCGGAAATCTCCGGCGAGGGGCAGTGGGAGGCCGGCGACGAGACGAAGGTGGACGACGGGGCCTGGGCAGGCCTGGGCGGCCTCGGCCCCTGGTCGATCAGCGCCAACAACAGCGCGGCCGTGGGCGGCCTGGCCTACTTCACGCAGGCCATGCGCGCCGACTACAAGCTGGGCGAGGCGGTCGGTGAAGTCGCCCCGTGGACGTCGACCGCGAAGTCCGCATGGCCTTTGGTGCGCGGCCAGTTCGCCCACCCGCCCGGCACCGCCCGCACCGCGACCGGCACAGGCACCGGCCTGGAGCTCGGGGCCATCGCCGCGAACAAGCGGCTCTACGCCTCGCTGCACGTGCTGTCCGTCGCGGGCACCACGCCGTCCATCACCGCCCGGGTGGAGTCCGACGACAACTCCGGGTTCACCTCGGCGACCACGCGGCTCACGTTCACCGCAGCGACCGCGGTGGGCGGGCAGACCCTGCGCACCGACGGCACCGCCATCACGGACACCTGGTGGCGCGTGGCGTGGACGATCAGCGGCACCACGCCGTCGTTCCTGTTCGCCGCTGCCCTCGGCATCGGCTGATCACCCATCCCCCGGCCCGGCCCGCCCCAGGGTTCCGGGCATCTCGTCATGCCTGAAAGGGAGGCCAGCCGTGCCGAAGATGGTCCTGCTCGCCGAGTACCTGTCGATCAACTCCAACGTCCTCAACGAGTACACCAAGAAGGCCGAGCTCACGGTCGAGGTGGAGGAGAAGGACACCACGAACTACGCATCGCTGGGCTGGAAGGAAGTCCTCGGTGGTCTGAAGTCGGCCGAGCTCAGCTGCGAGTTCCTCCAGGACTTCGCAGCCACCGAACTCGACTCGATCATGTGGCCGCTGCTCGGCACGGTCGTACCGTTCGAGGTGCGCGCCGACCAAGCCGCGGTCAGCGCGTCCAACCCGGCGTACACGGGGAACATCCTGATCAACGGGTGGAACCCGCTGACCGGGTCGGTCGGCGACGAGGCCACCGTCTCTCTCGGCTTCCCCACCTCCGGGGCCGTGGCCCGCGGCACGTCCTGATGGCCGGCGGCCCGCCGTTCAGCCTCGGCGTGGAGACGCACTCCGGCCTGGCCGCGCTCGTGCGTGCGATCCGCGCCGAGGAGGACGGCAAGCAGCTGCGCAAGGAACTGGCCCGCAACATGCGAGACGTCCTGAAGCCGGCCGCTGCCGAGGCGAAGAACGCCATCATGGCGATGCCGTCGTCGGGGATCATGCCGACCGCGCCTGCGCTGCGCACGGCCATCGCGAAGAAGATCCGGCCCGAGGTGAAGCTGGGCGGCCGCTGGTCCGGGGCGCGCGTGAAGGCCTTCAAGACCAAGAACGTCCGCGGCTTCCCCAACGCCCCGAAGCGCACGAACCGGGCGGGTGGCTGGCGTCACCCCGTGTGGGGCGACCGCGAGAGGTGGGTCACCCAGCAAGGAAAGATCGATTGGTTCGACGACGCCTTCAAGGGCCGCGAGGGCCCCTATAAGACGGCCGTCGAGAAGGCGATGGAAGACATGGCCAGGCGCATCGCGAACCGGGCCGAATAGGAAACGAGGAAGCGTGTACCTGGTCTACAAACCCGAGGGCAGTCACGAGCCGAAGCGCTTCAAGTACAACCCGCGCAAGGTCATGTCGGCCGAGCGGGAGAAGATCGAGCGGCTCACCGACCGCAACTACAGCGAGTTCACCAAAGACGTCGTCGCGGGCAACAGCCTGTGCCGCCGGGCGCTGCTGTTCGTCTTCCTCAAGCGGGAGCACCCCACCACCCGCTTCGAGGACGTCGACTTCGCCTGGGACGAGCTGGAGCTGGAGTACTCCAAGGGCGAGCTGGTCGAGATCCGGGCGCAGGTCTCGGAGAACCTCAGCGGCGAGAAGGCCGTGGCCGTGCTCGCCCAGCTGGACGAGCAGATCGCCGCCGCCTACGAGGACCCGGACGACGAGGGAAAAGCCCAGCTGCCCGTCGCCGGCTGAGGCGGCTGGGCGACGCCGCGCACCTGATGACGATCCGGCCCTGGGAGTGGGACCTGATGACCGTCGAGCAGGAAGACCGGGTCCTGGACTGGCTGGATGCTTATGAGGAAGCCCAGGCCAAGGCCGCAGAGAAGCTGAAGTCGGGGCGCTGAACCGCCCCTCGTGAGAGGGGCGGTTCGTTCGTGAGCGACACCTCGCTGGTCTTCAACCTCGTCGCCCGGGACAACACCGAGCAGGGCCTGTCCTCCGCCCAGCAGAACTTCGACACCGCGGCCGCCGGCATCGGCGCCGGTGTCGCCGCCGCCCTCGGCGTGGGCGTGGCCGCCAACCTCGACATGGAGGCCGCGAACGCCAAGCTCGCCGCCCAGCTCGGCGTCGGCCCAGCTCAGGCGGCAGAGCTGTCGAAGGTGTCGGCCAAGGTGTACGGGGACGCCTGGGGCGACTCCGTCGAGACGGTCAACTCCGCCATCAAAGGCGTCTACCAGAACATCGGGGACGTCTCCCAGGTCGAGGGCGGCCTGGAGGGTGTCACCACCAAGGCGCTCGCGCTGGCCGAGACCTTCGACCAGGAGGTCGGCCCCACCACGGCGGCCGTCGGGCAGCTCATCCGCACCGGCCTGGCGGACAACGCCACCGAGGCGTTCGACATCCTGACCAAGGGGTTCGGCACCGCCGCGAACAAGTCGGACGACTTCCTTGACACGATCAATGAGTATTCGACTCAGTTTCGGCGCATCGGCCTGGACGGGCAGACCGCCACCGGCCTGCTCGCCCAGGGCCTCCAGGCGGGCGCCCGGGACGCCGACCAGGTCGCCGACGCCATCGGCCAGTTCGGTGAACTCACCCTGGCCAAGGGCACCGCCGTGCAGGACGCCTTCAAGTCCATCGGCCTGGACGCCGACACAATGGCCGCGAAGATCGGCCAGGGCGGCAAGTCCGGCCAGCAGGCGCTGCAGATGACGCTGGACGCCCTGCGCGGCACGAAGGACGAGACGGTCAAGCTCAACGCTGCGACCGCCTTGTTCGGCGACCCGGGCACCGTCATGGGTGACGCCCTGTTCGCCCTCGACCCGGCGGGCGCGGCGGCCGCCACCGGCATGGACAAGGCCGCCGGGTCGACGGACAAGCTCGTCAAGACGATGGGCGACTCCCCCAAGGCAGCGCTGGAGAGCTTCAAGCGCGAAGCGGTCGAGAAGCTCGGCACGGTCGCCGGGTCGTTCCTCAAGTTCGCCACGGACAACAAGCAGGTCTTCGAGCCGCTGTCGTACATCCTGATGGGCCTGGCCGGGACAGTGCTGCTGGTTAAGGGCGCCATGATGACCTACTCGGCCATCGCCTCCATCGTCGCGGGCGCCAACGCCCTCATCTCCGCCTCGGCCTGGGGCGTCATCGGCAACTGGCTGCGCATGATGGGCATCGGCCTCATGGCCTATTTGCGCATCGCCGCCAGTGCCGTGGGCTCCGCCTTGACCACCGCAGCCGCCTGGACCGGGTCCGCCCTAGTCTCGATCGGCACCTGGATCGCCAACGTGGTGCGTGCCGCCGTCGTCTCCAGCGCCCAGTTCTTGCTGATGGCCGGCCGCGCCATCGTGTGGGCCGCGACCATGGCCGCCCAGTGGCTGATCGCCATGGGGCCGATCGGCTGGGTCATCGCCATCATCATCGGCCTGGTCGCCCTGGTCATCGCCAACTGGGGCAAGGTCAAGGCGGTCACGCTCGTCGTCTGGAACTGGGTCGTTGCCCAGGTCAAGGGCGCGGTCAACGCCATCCTGGCCGGTATCGCGTGGCTCTCGCAGATCCCCGGCAAGGTCAGCGGCTGGTTCGGACGTATGAAGGACGCAGCCGTCAGCAAGGCCTTGTCCTTGGTCGCGTGGATGCAGGGAATGCCTGGGCGCATCTCCAAGGGGCTCGGCAGCCTGGGCAGCCTGCTCTACAACAAGGGCGCGGACGTGGTCCGCGGCTTGTGGAACGGGATCAGGTCCATGGGCAGCTGGCTGTACGACAAGCTGGTCAGCTTCGCCAAGGACATGATCCCGGGGCCGATCGCCGACGCGCTCGGTATCAGCAGCCCCTCGAAGGTCATGGCGGAGGTCGTCGGCCGATGGCTGCCGCCCGGCATCGTCGAGGGCGCCGAGGCCGAAGCACCCAGCATGAACAAGGCCCTGGGGCGGCTCATCGACCCTGAGGCGGCAAAGCCGGCCGGCACGTTCGGTGCCGGCCGGGCGCCTCTGATGGCGGCTGGCGGAGGTCAGGTGGTGACCGTGCGCATCGTCGTCGACGGGCCGGAGCCGGTGAAGAAGCTGATCCGCTCCATTGTGGCCATTGACGGTGGGGGCAACGTGCAGAACGCGTTCGGCAGCAGCTAGGAGGGCATCGTGGTGTTTCCGGCAACCCCGCTGGTCGTGGTCATCTCGCTGTTCCTCGGCGGCACGTGGGTCGACATCACCCCAGATGTCTACACCCGAAACCAGATCGCCATCACGTGGGGGCGGCAGGACTGGGCGTCCACGGCGGACACCACAAAGTGCCCGCTGACGTTGAACAACCGGGCCGGGAAGTACAGCCGGTCCAACCCCAGCAGCCCGTACTACGGATTGCTCAGCCTCAACACCCCCGTCCGTATCGAACTGACCACGCCCAGCGGCACGGTCGTCGACCGGTTCGAAGGCCACATCTCCAGCTGGCCCACCCAGTGGGACGTCTCCGGCAAGGACGTCTACACCACCGTTCAGGCCAACGGAATCCGCCGTCGCCTCGCCCAGGGAACGAAGCCGCTGAAGGACGCGCTGCGCCGCCACATCGAGGCGAACGGCCCGCTGTCGTACTGGCCGCTCACCGACGGCGAGACGGCGCGGGAGGGCACCGAGCTGGTGCAGGGCAGCCAGCCCATGCGCGCGATCGGCGAGACGGGCGCCTTCTATCAAGGCCAGCCGAACTGGGGGAAGGGCGCACTCGCGCCGTGGCTGGACCCGGTGGTCGAGTTGCCCGACGAGACAATCGGCCGGCTCACCGCCTACGTACCACCGCGCAGCATCACCGGCTGGTCCGTCGACCACGTCGTATCCGGAGGCGGCACCGGGTTCGCCAACAACTTCGAGATCTGGGACAACGGCCCCCGGACCGACGCGAACAATCAGGTCGAGTGGATCATCAACACCGACGGCAACGCCAACGACATCGACCTGTTCGTCGCCGCCTACGGTGACACCGTCTCGGGCAGCTCCCTGGCAGTCAGCGTGCCCAACGCCGGCATCAACGACCAGGCCGCCCACCACCTGAGGCTGACCAACGCCGACAACGGCGCGGGCGGCACCGACTGGGCGCTGTACCTGGACGGCGAGCAGGTGGGCTCTGGGACCAGGCCGACACCGTTTCGGCCCGTGCAGCGGCTCACCTACCGGTGGGGCACGGTCGGCCTCGGCGGCTTGGTCACCGAGGCCATGGGGCTCGGGCACATCACCTACTGGGGTGCCGAAGCACCGGCCGCGATCGACACCTGGCGCGCCGTGCAAGGGCACGCGCGAGAGCTCGCCGGGCGGCGGATCGAGCGGCTCTGCGCCGAGCAGGGGGTGCCCCTGATGGTGAACGGCGACCTGGACCAGACCCCCGCCATGGGCCCACAGAAACCCGGCGCGTTCCTCGACCTACTCCAGTCCGCCGCCGACGTCGACGGCGGCGCCGTGTACGAGTCACGTGACCAAGTCGGCCTGGCCTACCGGACCAGAGCATCGAAGTACAACCAAGGCCTGTGAGGTGAGCTGTGGCGTTCGACGTGAAATCGGTGTGGGCAGGAGCCCTTACCGCCAGCTCGGTGCGCGTCGTCGCCGACACGGCCCCGCCCACCAACGGCTCCCTGCTCGTCGCCGACAACGAGGCCATGACCGGTGCCGTCACGATCGGCCCCGTCACGGCCACCATCAACGGCGTCCTGACCTTCACCGTGACCGGCCTCGACGCGGACACCCGGTACTGGTACGTCGTCGACGCGGGCGGCCTCAACGTCTCCTACAAGGGCACGTTCCGCACCCACCCGGGCCCGGCCGGGGAGCCGCTGTCGTACATCTTCGGCGCGGCCGGAGACGCCGGCCTCACGGGGGCGGGCGACGACTCGTACATCACCACGGCCGTGTCGAACAACCCGGTCTTCGACACGATGGCCGCCCAGTCCCGCGCGGAGGAATGGGCCTGGTTCTCCCACCTCGGCGACCTGCACTACCGCAACTACAACGTCAACGACCCGGCCCTGTTCCGCACCGCCTACGACGACGTCCACAACTTCAACCTGGGCTTCAACCCGGCCGCCCGGCAGGGCACGTTTCTGCGTGGCCAGGCCATCACCTACATCTGGGACGACCACGACTTCGGCCCGAACGACTCCAACCGCACCTCGGCGACCAATCCGGCCGCCAACCTGGTGTACCGGGAGATGGTCCCGCACTACCCGCTGGGCTCTGGCGGCAGCACAGGCATCTACCAGTCTTGGCAGGTGGGCCGCGTGCTCTACGTGGCGAGCGACTGCCGAAGCTTCCGCGACCCCAACAGCGACCCGGACCGCCCCTCGAAGACGATGCTCGGCACGGGGCAGAAGGCCTGGCTGGAGAACCTCCTGGCCACGGCACGCGACAGCGGCGCCGAGGCCCTGGTGTGGCAGTCCTCGTCACGGTGGATCGGCGGCTCCGACACGTGGTCGTCGTTCACCTACGAGCGGGACGAGATGGTGCAGCTGTTCGGAGACACGGGCTGGCTG